GTGAGATACGAGATGATCGTAATCACATGTCTATGTTGGAAGATTTCTGGCTTCCACGAAGAGAAGGTGGTAGAGGCACAGAAATTACCACACTCCCTGGCGGTTCTAATCTAGGAGAAATTGATGATATCGTATACTTCCAACGAAAATTATACCGTTCACTTAACGTGCCGATTTCAAGACTTGAATCTGAAGGAGGTTTCTCTCTCGGCAGATCAACTGAGATTACTAGGGACGAACTTAAATTTTCAAAATTTGTACAACGGATGCGGAAGAAATTCACTCCCCTATTCACTGACATACTCAAAACCAACCTACTCCTTAAAGGTATAATCGGCCCAGACGATTGGCCGATAATGCAAGAACATTTGCAGTATGACTTTATTGAAGATGGTCACTTTGCAGCTTTGAAAGAGGCTGAACTATTAACAGATAGACTTGATCAGTTGGGACAGGTTGAACCTTACATTGGTACATTCTTTAGTAAAGAATACGTATTGAAGAAGGTTCTACGCATGACAGATGCAGAAGTCGAACAAATGAGGGATCAAATCAAAACTGAATCTGAACGTGATCCGATGGATGGTGGTATTATTATACCTCAAGGTGGTGACGGAATTCAGAGGATACCGACTGATCCAGCTGGTATGCCTACTGATCCATCAATGTCGGCCGCAGATAGGGCTGGTCTTGCTGCTGGTATACCACCCGAAGGAATGGAGGGTGGTGAGGAACCAGCTCCAGAAGAAGTAGAGGATGACTTTGATAAAAGTCTTACTGTGAAAGGAAAGAAAAAATGAGTAAAGAATTGATAGATGCTATCGCTTCTGGTGATAATGTTGTCGCACAAAATGAGTTTAATACAACTATCTCAAATAAAGTGGGTGATGCATTGGAAGCAAAGCGCAGAGAAATTTCAAGTACATATGTTAAAACTGAAGTTGTAGAAGATGATTCGGTTTGAAGCGATTCATGAATCTACAGTTGTAGAAAGAGATGAGCATCGTAAATCTATGGAGTATAAGAAACTGTCTCCAAAGATGAAAAATGCTGTTGACGCTATTTTTAATAAACTGGACTCTAAACCTTCAGATTTCCTAAATAGCTTTGAAAAAACTATGAAAGACGTATCGAAAGAGTATAGAGTACCCGAAAGGGACTTGACTAAATACTTTGAACGAGAGATGTTGTCGATATAGGGGTAAGAAATGGCATATGTAACACAAACAATAAGAGACTCCGATTTTGAGGTTGTCACTAAAACCACGATTACTGGTACAAATGGTACAGCTACAAAGATTGTTGATGTTTCAGAACTTGCGGGCGCTGCAACAGACCCCAGAGTGTCCATCGTATCTTGTTTCTGGACTGTAAGTTCACACACAGACATTGAATGGGATGCTACAACTAACGTAGTTGCTATGTCCTTAAACGGTGGTGGTAACTATAATGCGAGTGCTCAGGCAAGTGTATCTATTCCAAACAACGCTGGAAGTGGTGTTACTGGAGATATTTTCTTTGAAAATGATGCAGCTTGCGTTGGAACAATCATTCTGAAGTGTCGTAAAGTATCGGGCTTCGATAATATAACGTAAGGAAAGAGATATGCGGTTAATTTCTGAACAACTAGAAGAAGTAGAATTTATTACAGAAACACTTTCAGAGGGTTCTGATAAAAAATCCTATAAGATCAGGGGTGTTTTTATGCAGTCCGATGTAAAGAATCGTAACGGCCGTGTATATCCTCAAGAAATCCTTGCGAAAGAAGTCGCAAAGTATAATAAGAATTTTATCAAGGAAAAACGTGCATTTGGTGAGTTAGGTCATCCTGACGGCCCAACTGTCAACCTTGAGAGAGTATCCCACATGATTACAGATTTGTATCCTGATGGGAAGAATTTCATTGGAGAGGCAAAGATTATGTCTACACCAATGGGAGAAATCGTAAAAAATCTAATGGACGAGGGTGCTAAACTAGGTGTTTCTTCAAGAGGAATGGGTAGTTTGCAATCCAGAGGTGGGACTAACTATGTAAAGGATGATTTTTACCTTGCAACAGCGGCGGATATTGTCGCTGATCCTTCTGCTCCTAATGCATTTGTAGAAGGTATTATGGAAGGTAAAGAGTGGGTTTGGAACAATGGCGCACTAGTAGAGTCGGAATTGGTTCAAATGCAAAAAGAATTTGATGTGAGACAAGAAAAAATGGATGAAAAGCGGAAGGCATTAGCTTTCGCAAAATTTCTTAAAAGGTTATAATTTATAAATATAAATTACAGGATAGCAAAGGAGACACCCTATGTCCGAATTAGAACAAACAATAGAGGAGCTAGAAGCGGAAGTTCTTGCAGAACTTGAAGAAGCTTCGGAAAAGCCTTTGGATGATGGAACCAGTGGTTCTAAACAAGACTTAGGCCTGGGCTCCAACAACGCTGACGAAGGCGTTGCAACTGCTAAAGACCCCAAGGCAAATGTTGCTGGCGCTGATAAGAAAGAAACAGTTGCTGGTGAACGTCAAGACCTTGGTGGACAAAAACCAGATGCAAAAGTAGAAAAAGGTAATAATGAAGATCGTGCTGAAAAGGCGATTGGAAAGAAGGCCGCATCTGCTGCTAAAGAACACGAAGATGAACAAACCACTAGTGCGAAGGAGGAACCAAAAATGAAACAGGGAAGTTCAGGCGAGGCAACTCCAGGCGAGAAGATGAAACTTGCTGCTGGATACGAACCAGAGGGTGAGGAAGTTGTTTCCGAAGGTAAAAAACTTACTAAGGCGCAACATATGGAAAATATCGCAAAGATGAAAAAAGGCGATATTGAAGAAATGCTTGCCGCACATGCAAATAAACTAGAGGAAGCAGAGAACGCAGAAACTACTGAAGCTCTGAAGAAACTAGAAGATGCTAAGGCAGAGATCGAAGAGAAGATTAAATCGATCAATGTTAAGGAAGACGTTGATGCACTCGTAGAAGGTGAAGAACTTTCTGAGGAATTCAAGGAAAAGGCTTCGACAATTTTCGAGGCTGCTGTAAAATCACGGACTCGTGAAGAGATTGTTCGTATTGACGAAGAGTTGAAAGAAGAGTCTGCTGAAAAACTGGAAACTGTCAAAGAAGAGTTGACAGAGAAGGTTGACAACTATCTTAATTACGTTGTAGACGAATGGACAAAAGAGAACGAGTTGGCAATTGATCGTGGCCTAAAAGGCGAGATTGCAGAAGACTTCATCTCTGGGCTGAAACAGTTGTTTGAAGACCATTATATTGATGTGCCTGATGAGAAGTACGATGTACTTGAGGCACAGTCAGAAAAGATTACCGAGTTAGAAAGTAAACTTAACGAAGAGATTCAGAAGAATATTGAATCAAAAGAAGTTAAGGATGTTCTAGTTCGGGAGTCGGCCATTACTGAGGTTTCCGAAGATTTGGCTGACACTGAAGTTGAAAAGTTCCGTTCATTGGTACAGGACGTTGAGTTTGTTGAAGAAGAGTCCTTCAAAGATAAACTCAGCACACTCAAGGAAAGTTATTTTCCTAGAGTAAGTCAGTCTGATGACGGATCGACATTTGATGATGAAGATGGTGGCACCGCACAGGACATTGATACGACAGATGCAATGAGATCGTACATGTCGGCAATCAGTCGTAACAAAGCACGTGCCCAATAATATTATAAACGGATGTAATTAAAAAGGAGAAACAAATGTTTCAGACAGAACATCTACAAGAAAAGTGGCAGCCAGTCCTAGAACACCCCGATCTTCCGAAGATTGAGGATTCTTATAAGCGGGCAGTTACCACGATCATCCTAGAAAACCAAGAAGCTGCATTGAGGGAAGATAAGGCTTATCTTTCAGAATCAGCTCCTGTTAACGCAATGTCTGGTGGACAGATGGACACTTGGGATCCCATCCTGATTTCCCTAGTTCGCCGTGCAATGCCTAACCTTATTGCTTATGACGTTTGCGGTGTGCAGCCAATGACAGGCCCAACTGGTCTGATCTTTGCGATGCGTTCATCGTTCACTTCACAAGACGGTGCAGAGGCTCTCGTTGATGAGTCAATGCCTGATATCTCCAACCAGAACGCTGCCGGTACTATCGGTGGTGGTGATGTTGGTGCAACAGAAACTAACCCTGCTGTCCTTAACGACAGTCCTTCTGCTGGAACGTATGTTTCTGCAACAGGTATGACTACTGCTCAGGCAGAAGCATTGGGTGATTCTGCTACTAACGCTTTCGCAGAGATGGCGTTCTCAATCGAAAAATCCACGGTTACTGCGGTTTCCCGTGCTCTGAAGGCTGAGTACACAATGGAACTCGCACAGGACTTGAAGGCAATTCATGGTCTTGACGCTGAGACAGAACTTGCGAACATTCTTAGTTCGGAAATTCTTGCTGAGATCAACCGTGAAGTTGTTCGTTCTTTGTACGTGACTGCCGTTAAAGGTGCTCAGGTCAATACGACAACTGCTGGTATTTTCGATCTTGACACAGACTCCAACGGTCGTTGGTCGGTTGAAAAATTCAAAGGTCTTATGTTCGCAATTGAACGTGATGCCAATGCGATTGGACAACAGACTCGCCGTGGTAAGGGTAACATGTTGATCGTATCTGCTGACGTTGCAAGTGCGTTGAACATGGCTGGTGTACTTGATTACACTCCTGCTCTTAACAACAACCTAAATGTTGATGACACCTCGACAACTTTTGCTGGTGTTATGAACGGACGTTTCAAGGTTTATGTCGATCCTTATTCTGCAAATGTTGCTGCAAGTCAGTATTATGTTTGTGGTTACAAGGGCACATCGCCTTATGACGCTGGCTTCTTCTACTGCCCATACGTGCCGCTTCAGATGGTACGTGCGGTTGGTGAAAGTTCTTTCCAACCTAAGATTGGTTTTAAGACACGTTATGGTCTTGCTGCTAATCCTTTTGCTGGTGCCGGTGCGGTTGCAGCTGGTGACTCTGTTAACACAGATGCTTCACTTGATGCAAACACAAACGCTTGGTATCGTAGGGTTAAAGTCACTAACTTGATGTAATAATAAGAAAAGTGACTATGAACTCAGGGGGTGCTTCGGCACCCCCTTTTTTTATAAATAGCAGGAAAGGAGAAAGGATATGGAACTAATAACGGATTATTGGCACCAAATACTTTTTCTAGTAGGCGCTATTGTTGTTGCTGTAAGATTAGAAGCAGAAGTAAAGTCGCTTAGAAAAGATATCGAAGATATAAAAAAGAGAGATACATACGTTGAAACTGTCAGGCTTAGAGCAGAGGTGGACGTACTAAATAAGCAGATAAGTGGATTGTGGGACTTCGCTAATAGTCTTAGAGATAGATTTAAGAATGGACACTCTTAAAAATGATTTTAACCAGAGAGATAGTTATTGTTAACGTGAATTACTGGATGCCAGATTATACAAATATTCTGCAAGAATTTATTTGGCAGACAGAAGACCTAGTGCCAGAAATACCTAGAGTACATAAGTTTCTTAACTTTTGGCATGAAAATATAGATGCTGTGATTAGTGAAGTACAAATCTCAACATCGACACACAGAGATTTTCGAATTGCAGATTTCATAAAGGAAGTATGATGCCAGGCCCATTAGATAGACAACCAGACAAATTAGATTATGCAAGTCCAACACAGTTTAGATTTGGTATAAACCAATTACCAAAAGTGGAGTTTTTTATTCAGACTTGTAATTTGCCTGGCCTTTCTATGGGCAATACAGAGATTGCTAACCCTTTTAAAAATATTCCTGTAATGGGTGACAAGATAGAATATGAAGATTTGAATTTGACATTTTTGGTTGATGAGTATCTAGAAAACTATATGCAGTTGCACAAGTGGTTAACAGGTATTGGTTTCCCAGAAGAAAGAGCAGAGTTTAGAAAACATAGAGATGTTACCTCAAACACTCCAGCTGGTGGTGGTGTACCGCAAACAGATGTTGTTGGAGCTGCGGTTGCAGATAAAGCCATGTACTCTGATGCATTTCTTATGATATTGTCTAATAAGAATAATCCAATCGTAGAGATTGATTTTAAAAATATATTCCCAATATCTATTAGTGGTCTACAGTTTGATGGTGGAGCTACAGACGTAGAATACCTCACCTGTGACGTAACCTTCAAATACCAAATCTACGAAGTTAGAACATTATAAATAGGTTTAGAGCAGATCGTGATAAGCTTTAACATATTCACAATCTGAGTCTTAATTGGTAGTGACAACTCGGCAAGCCTCACTACAGACAATATACGCAAGGAGAGAAATCACCTCTGCTCTACTTTTTTTGAATAAGGTATATTATGACACTAGAAGAACTACAACATGAGGCAAGGAATGACCTTGCAGTTATTGACCAAGAAAGACTCGATCAAGAGTCTCTAAAAAATCAAACCATTAAATCAAAATGGTTGGAACATAGAACACGATACGATCAGCTTCTTATTATGAGAAGGGCTGATCACCAAAAAATGTATCGTCAAAAATGGGAATACTACGGTGGTAAGGCAGACGCAAAAGTGTATGCCGCAAAACCATTTGATATCAAGGTTCTCAAAAACGATCTAACGATGTACATCCAATCGGATGATGACATTCTAGAAATTCAAGGCAAAATTTCATATTACGAGAGTATCGTCAAGTATGTTGACGGTGTGATAAAGTCTATCGATAATCGAGGCTGGGATATTAAAAATGCTATTGAATGGAAGAAGTTTGAAGCGGGTATGATGTAATGTATGATGTAAACGTAAATAGAGAGGCGGCCTTTACAACGTATTCTTATCGTCTGAAATATCCTATAGGAGATGCAGAGTCTTGGATAAACGAGATAATGAAACACGAAACAAGAATGAAAAAACTTCTTGAAAAAGAAAATCTTGATTCTTTTGGCGTTGTAACTCAACCTGATCTTCTTGACTACTCAGCCTTTCATAAATTACGAGATGAGTTGTGCGGTATCGTAACAACCCTATTAGAGAACTTATATGTTGATGAGGCAAAAATAGAACTGAACGACAGTTGGGCAAACATATACAG